ACGCTTTTTCCATTTATAATAACGATCTACCATTGCTTTGATAGTATCGGGATATTTTTTAGGATTCTTTCTTACTTTTTTCGCATAAATATCTGCATAGTTAACGCCATGTTCAATCATTTTGCACCACGCCATTTTGCACGATGTTTATCTAATTCACTAACCTTTGCTGTAGGCTTTTCCACCTCTTCATTTTTCCCTACAGTAGAACCACCAGTGACATATTTACCTGGTTTAGCCTTATTAGTAAGCCCTAATAAATCCAATGCTTTTGTTTTTTTATCCGCCCAAGTTTCTACTTGCTGCGCCAATGGATGCTTTGAATTATTTGTGGCCCCTACTTTATTGGTGTGACGTTGAGTAGGTGGGAAACCTTTTTCTTTCCATTCAATAAACATCGTCATATAAACTTCGAAAATATCTAAATAGGATTCAATTAATGGATCTAAAGTAAGGGTGTAAATATCTGCATCACGCATGATTTTTAATATCCGATTTTTCTCAGCTTCTGTTTTATCGGCAACAATTTTTTGACGCTCTTTTTTCGTAGACATTTCACACCCCCCTTTATTTTTTAAAAATGTTGTCTAACGATAGAAATGCCCCCTACGCTACCTATCCTCCCCAGAGGACAAATTTTATTTTTTGACAGGGGGGCTTCCAAAATAACTTGGAAAAACTTTGTTTGGTTTATCTTCATTTTCTTCGATTGTATGACAAACTGGACAAAGTAATCTTAGGTTATTCTCTTCTAATTTAAGTGTTTCATCTTCTTTGATTGGTATTATGTGATGAACATGAGCACGCCTACCAAAGACAAACCTTCCACATCGTTGACAGCAGCCATTCTCTCTTTCGTATACCTTTGACCTAACATACTTCCATGCATCAGTGCGATAGAATGGTTTGTTCTCATGATGGTAGATGTTCTTCTTGTCTTTCTTCTTCCTTGGTTTGTTACGCTTATGTTCTTCACAGTAACGTCCCTTGCTTATCTTGTTATAGCAGCCATTGAAGTCACAGTACTTCATGATAGTAATTCAATGATGTCTTCTTTCTTTTTCATATCAGAAGGAATCTCAATACCTTGTTCGTCAGCGTATTCACGTAATTGTTTTACAGTGAAATTACTTAAGAAAGAATTATTAACTACTGTCTTATCGGGTTCACTTGATAAGTCTAGTCCCAAGATCATACTCTCAGGATTTTCAGTTACTTCGAATCCTGGTACCTCACCAGTTGGTACAAATAGACTCTTCTTCTTTTCATTATCCCAATACTCTGTACCTGATATTGTTTTTCTGATTTCAGTAATCATTTACGATACACCACCTAAATAATTTGGACGTAATAAAAGAGCAACCATGCATCAGTTGCCCTTTCGTCGATTTCTTATGTTATTACTATAATTCATATTTTCAATAGTATCGATTCACTTTAGTGGTGAACCTAAATGATACCTTCTCGTTCTACGAATTTAATCAACCGAATTATTTCCGCATGTTTCTTTTTAATATGGCTAGAGCTATAACTAATTTCCTCAGCTATTTGTTCTAACGTCATGCCGTCTACATATTTCATTTTAAGTAATTGATTGTCCAAACCTCGGAACTTACTAATCAAGTTCTTCAATTTATACATATCATTCATCTTATGTGCCAATTCATATTCAATTGCTTCAATACGTTCTTCTACCTTTGCACCTTCCGATTCAGCAGTTAAACGTACCTCCCGCAAATCACCACTGACCCAGCGTTTTAATTCAGCTTTTGTTTTGTCTAAGTTGTAATCTAAGTATGCGATTCGTTCTTCTAATTTCTGATAGTCTTTCAGCCAGTCAAACAAATGATGATTCACCTACTTCCTTTGGTTCTTCCACAATCTATTCCACAATGCCAGCTTTTACAAATATGTTTCTCCATGCTTTGTTAACCCGGTATTTATCTACGGCTTTCGCACGTTTAGTAAGATGTTTCTTTAATTTCTTTTTCTTATGATTACTCATATCACTCACTCTCCTTCTATGTTTAATCCGTTGTCTTCTATATGAATTAATACGCTGATATTTTTTTACCGCTCGCACTATTTTTCTTATATGATCAAAAAGAGTTTTTACAAAACTAGTAATGCAATCCCACAGTTGTTTCATCATGTTATTGAATTCTTCCATTTCTGGACTGTCCATGATTTCTTGAACCATTTCCCTTTTCTTGTCCTCATCTGGCTCATATAATGCCAATATCATTTGTTTTTTTAAATCGTCTAACATTTTTACACCTCATTTCTTCTATAAAACTATAAATCTCGTAAAACACGTTTATTTGCCTTTATAAGACATTTTACTTTCCACATGATGAATTGCATTAAGAAAGTAAAACACCTTAGTTTTTTCTCAATCTGATAAGCCGTTTTTTCAGCAAAAAGAAATGAAATTTTGTTTTTATGTGAAAATTAGTCTTTCCAACTAAAATGGATGTAATGTTCGTAGTAAGATGAGTTTGTAAAGAGCCCCTTCTTTTCTTCTTTCTTAAATTCAACTTTCACACCATCCATCAACTCTCGTAACTTTTCTATAAATATTTCCGAATGCATAATATGCTTATCTGGATTATCATTATGAATTTTATATTTATAACCTAAATATCCATTTTCGGCACTTTTAATTATTTCAGCTTCCATTTCCTCTGCAAATTCTAATGCTTTTTCATCAACGGCCTTTTCGTGAAGTTCTTTCAGATTTTTAACTAATGACATATTAATTCTCCTTTTAATATTCACATTCTGGTAAATGAATAAGGTATTCTTCTTCATTCTCAAAACAATCTAAGCATTTTTCACAGTGATACATCTGTCTATCATCCTTTCAATTTATAATCGATATCCTGAGCCGAAGCCCAGGACAAATATTTATTCAGCAATCTTTTCATCATCAACAATCTTTAATTGACCAGGAGCAACTTCCGTTGTTCCATCTTGTTTAACGTTGTATTCCATACCTTCATGTGGTTCCTCATAGAACTCATCAATCGACATTTGAGAAGGCTCAAGAATGATATCAACATTTCCGCCGGCAAAAGGATAAAGTTGATTTACTACGCCTTTTGCATCACGCTTTACATTTAACTTAATTGCCGTTTTCTTGCTATCACGTTGAATATTAACGAACTCCGCACCGATTGGTTCAACTTCACTTTTCTCCACAGTTAGATGAACAATGGTACCTGGCATTTTTAATAATTCATCAGCATGTGGAAGTTCATCACTTAATACATGGAACATTAAAACTTCCTTTTTATCGTCCTTTTGCATTTTCTTGAATAATACGTTCAATTTTATGTTTGTCATGGTTCAGGCTCCTTTTGTATTAGATTGATATTGGAACTAAAGTTTTCTTGTTATTTCTGTACGTTTCTAGCCTTAGAAAGCCTGTCAGCTAGTTTCTGTCTTTGTTCTTCTGTCATAACTCGTAAATTTTTCATTGTTACTTGTTTTTCTTGAAGAATGCCTTTAACAGCTGTTGGTCTTCCATCCTCTTCTTCTAAGGTTTGTAATTCACATAGATTACTAAGTTTTCGAATGTGCTTAGGAACCGTAGAGTAAACGTTCCACTCACCTGTGCTATAGTCAAAAACCAATGTAGTTTCTTGTTCTTCACGAGAATAAATCATTATTTATATGACTCCTTTCTTCAGATACTCACGAGCCATATATAAGAAATGATGATATATGTAATTACCGGTTGTTGCTGGCTCAATAAAAACTGTCGAAAATCCATATCGTACTTCAAATGTTTTTAAACTACCAAGTAACGCTTCTGGTTTGTATTGACTTATATACTCACCTTTTAATATTTTGTGATAGCCTTGTAGATCTTCCACAAGTAAAACAAATGGATGCTTAGCAGCACGAATCAATTCATTTTCAAATCTTGTACGGTCTTTAATTGATTGGACCAATTCATCTACACCATTTTTTCTTTCTACTCCAGCACTTAAATAAATATCTCGTGTAATGCCCATTTCAGGATTCTTAGGGATTACCGCTGAATAATCGGCCGTATCAATTTTTCTAAGTCTGAATGGAACATCCTTTTTGCGGAAATAATCAAGTACATGTTGGTTTTTCTGTTCCCTCGTATCCACCATGATTTCTAATGTATCCA